CAGACAAACAAAATGATATCCGGCGTTTTTGTACGCAGTCACTATTGCTGCGGGCGTGTCTACCCCATCGTCTCCAGTATAGTTCGAGTGAAAATGCGTCTGCCCTTTATAGCAGTTAGCCTTAATTCTGGCATAAGGATTGAGCAATTGGTAGCGCCGCCCTTGGTATAATTTACCAACCACATTGCTGTATTTTGCCCTTTTTATTGGGCCCAGAATCATATCCACAACAGCAAGTAGGTCGTCCTCGCTTATTTCTGTAATTTCCGGTAATCCTGTTATTGGTCCATCAGCCATATTCGTCTCCTATGCGTAGCGTTTTGGGTAAACTGTGACCATGGCGCCGGAAAATCCGGTAACGGTAAAGGCGTTGGTGCCGGGCAACAGTTTCGGGAACTGGCTCGTAACGGGCGCGCCGGTCATGACCTCGGTGCCGTTGAGGGTGACTACCCCGGTAGCAGTGTTTATCACCAGCACGTCCGTATCTACCATCGCTACCGTGATTTCAAATTCTTCGCCGGTGGTGGCGTTGGTGATTGTTATGGCGGTAATGGTATCGCCTGCGGTGAGTGTGTACACGGGTTTGGTTTCCGCCGTGCCGCCCACTACCTCGTTAAATGTCTTGGGGTCGGCGTCTATCGTGTGCGGGCTGGTAGTTTCGGTGTTGTCGTAGGCGTTGGGGTCAAAGCAGGTAAAGGTAATCGTCCCGATGAAGTTCTTTGCGCTCTCCGGTCTGCCTTCTAGTTTCCCCATCGCGAGCCAATACCGGTCCGTAATCGAATCAATTTTCAGCACCGCCGGCGCATTTACATTGAGCACGCTCTTGATACTATCCACATATGATTGCCGCAAGGCCAGGGAGGCAGCTTTTATTACCACCGGTATCGTTATTACGCGCGGCGGCCTCACGCTGCCGAGCGGTATCGCCTTATCGCTGACCTGTGCGGATTCCGTCAGTTGTTCAAATATGTCATCATATTCCAGGAAACGTAGTCCGTAGACGCTTAAATCCGTTCCGTTGAATGAAAGGCTGTCAGCCATGTTAAACCCTCTTCTGCTGCATATCGCGTAACCGCCGGGCTATTTTCTCAATATCAGCCTCTTCACGGACTACAAGTTGAGAGATATGGAAAGTATTGGTTATGCTTTGGCCCGCTGTTTTGCCCGGCTGGCTGATAACCTCTCCTCCGTGCACCACCGCCAACTGCGGCTGACCCGGGGCGCCCGGCACCGGACCGTTCCAACCGGCGTAAGAGGGCACTGTTAATTTGTCGCTGACTGGATTGAGGCCCGCATCCGCCAGATTATCCTTAATTAATATGGAATCCTGCAGCATTCCATCCAGCGCTTTGTCCGCTGCCGTTTTGAGCTGAATCGTCAGGTCTATTTCTGTTTGCGTGTTTTTGATGAGGTCTTCTTTAGCCAGTATCTGGAGTTTGAAATCCCATAACGTGTTTTCTACAGTGTTTTTAATTTCATCGAGGCGAGCCTGGTATTTGGCCTGTTCCGCTTCCAGTTGTATCACGATGGTTTTCTGCGTATTGAGAGCCATCGTTTGCGCATCCAGGTTGGCCGTAGCGGCTGTCAGCCCGGCTTCCAAACCCGTTTTTAATTGCGCCAGCTCGGCAATCCGGTCGAGCACATCCTGCGGGGCCTGTTCTTCGTTTTTTCCCTGTATTGTCTCGACTGCTTCCTGCGCCTGCCGTTGGACTGATTCGTATTCGAGATCCCGCTGAAGCTCGAGTATTTCCAGTTGTTTCTGTAGTTCTTCTATTTTCTTTGTTCTGGATTTACTCTCACCCTCTTCCAGTTCAGCCAGTTCGAGTTTCTTTATTTCCTGCTCGACAGCGAATATCTGGTCTTCATATTTCTGCATCCCCACCAGGCGGGGATTGGAGAGTTTATCCAGTTCGCGGCCGGCATCGCTGATAGCCTGCTCGAATTCGTTTACCTGTCTTGCCGCGTCATCGTAGCTGGTCTGTATTCCATCCAGGGCGGCCTGCGCTTTGCCCAATTCATAACGCGTGTTGGTGAGCGCATGTTCCGTTTTTTCAATTTCACGGTTCATGCCGGCGTTAGATTCCTTGGTAGTATCGTAGGCGTTTTGCAGATTCGTTAGTTCCGCTTCATTTTTTCGTTGCGCCTCATTTAATTTCTTATAAGCCTCATCCAGTTTTCTTTGCTCTGCGGTTAATTGCCTCGTCGCTGAAGCATTTTTATTGATGCTCTCCGTATCTTTTTCAAAGAGTTTTACCAGTCCGTAGATGCCTGCCGCCAGCAAGGCCACCGCCGCTATAACTACGCCTATCGGATTTGTGATTAAAGCCAAGCTCAATAGCCGCATCGCGGCAGCCGTTACGGTAGCCGCTACTTTTTGGAGATGGAGAAGGGTAATAACGGTGGTTATTCCCCGGGCTACTACCGGCAATATCATGCCCAGTGTTCCAAACGCGGTTAATAAAATCCCCATTGCCGCGGTGCTCACAGTCAAAACCTGTGTCAGTCGGGGATGTTCCGTGATCCAGTCGCGGATGCCCTGCACCACCGGCATGATCCGCTCTACCGCGCTTCTTAAAAGCGGCACCAACTGGGCCCCGATGTCCTGGACTAAATCACCCAGTAGATTCGTAATTTGTTTTATGGGGTCGGCCGCGCCCTTGGCGGATCCGGCAAAGCGTTCCTGCATTTCCGCTAACGCTTCTGTGGCCGTAGCGCCTTTCTTAACCTCGATGCCATAACGGGAGAGCATCGTGGTATTACCCGTCGCCACCCTCCCTACCAGCGTCGCCGCCGTGGCAAGGTCTATATCCTTGGCCGCCGCCAGGTCAGTAGCCAACTGCAATTGTTCCAGCGCCCCGGTGTACGTGCCGGTAATGCCCAGCAGTTCCACCAGCGCCGCCCGCTGCTCTTCATCGCCGTAATTCGTCTTGGCTTGCGTCGCCGCGATGTTCTTTTCGATCTGCCCGGAAAGCGTATCGTAATCCGCCCCGGCATTTTTCAAAGCGGTGCGCAGGCGGTTGATGCCTACCTCTTCATCCAATGCGCTCTTGGTGGTAAACCCCAGCGCCGCCGTGATCGCCGCCCCCATGACTGCCGCCGGTTTGGCCAGTTCTTTAAGGGTTTTCTGGAATTTGTTGACGCCTTTAACCAGGTCTTTATCATCAAGGCCAATAGTTACAAATAGTGTGGATATGTCTTTCTTGCCCATTTAGTTCTCCACGATTTCCGCCCCATTCGCCATAGCGAAAGCCGCAAAATGAGCGCGGATATCGTCTTCGTTTGTTTCAGAAGGTTCCGTTCCCCAGTTATGATTCGGGAAGAAATCCGCCGGCGTAAAGATTTTATTTGCTGTCTCTTCCGTCCGCGGTATCGTGTTCAAAATACTGCTGGCGATGATGCCCGTCCGCCAGTCCCGCATTTCCTGCGCGCTGTCATAGCGCTTTTTCAGCGCGAGGAATTGCGCCAGCGTTAACTGCCAAAATTCTTCTTCCCCCAGCCCCAGTTCCTGCCTCCCCAAAGACCAAAGCCCTTCCCAGTCTGTGGGTTTGCTTTTATCCGGGGATTTTTCTGCGGGGGTTTTATCTTTGTCCGGCTCCGGCCAGGAGAGTTTTAAAGCATGGTTAAGCGAATTAAGCACCGGGATAACGTTATGTTTATTGACCTGCCGCTGGATTTTCTTCATCCTGATCAGTTCGCGTTCTTCCGGCAGCAGGCAGCACCACACTAAAGCGCGGAAGTTATCCGCGTGCATATCCAGCGTCTTGATGCCGTCACGGTAAATATCCGTCCCCGTCAGTTCCTGGAATTGATGGACTGCCCGGAGGCTGACTTTGAGGCGGAATATTTTACCGCCAATTTTTACCGGTATTACCGGGCTGACTTTGTCCGGCATAAAGTCCCCTTCTCAAAATAAGAGGGGGAGAAGATTTCTCCCCTCCCCCCCAGTCCTGTTTTACGTTTTACTAACTAGGCGGCGCGGGTGACCCTGATGATGTAGGTCTTGGCCGTCTTGCCGGTTTCCTTCACCACCACCGTGACTACCGTTACGCTGCCGGCTGCTCCGAGCGTGATAGCGCTGGATGCCTCCCCGGTAGCTACCACGTTTCCGTTGACCGTGATCACTCCCGCCGATGCAGTGGGCGTTACCGTGACCGATGTCACGCCCGTTAGTACCGTGGCGACGTAATCATAAACTGCGCCGGCTGGTGCCGGTGCTATGACCGCGCTTTCGCTGATAGCGAAGAACGGCGTTTCCAGCCCGGTAGAAGCCGTAGCGGAATAGGTGACTGGCCCGGTGATTTTAAACGTCACGTTCTGGACTATTTCCCCTTTATAAGGGAAAGCACCGCCGATATCCTTCACCCATGCGCTCATGGATATGGTTACTCCTGCGGCAGCCGGAGCGGTGAGTAACAGTGTAGCCACCGTACCGGCGGCCTTCGCAGCCCTCAAGGCGATTTGCCCCGCATCTCCCGGAACGAAGATCATATCGAAGGATAAATCTCCGCCGTGTTTCATTCCGGGGATACTTTCCTCCCACTCACTCTCCGAATCGCTGTTGGTTAAATCGATCTCATCGACCGATTCGCTGGGAAACGGTTTATCCCGCGTGTATCCGATTACCGCGCTGTTGAAAGTTACTGTGGTCCCGAATCCCTTGTATCCAGGGGTTGCTGTCATTTAGTTGCCTCCAGTTTTTTGTTTATTTTTTCCAGCGCCTCATTGGTTTTAATGAGCGCTTGTACTATTTGATAGAGCGCCGTTATAAGAACGGGCTCTAGATCCTCCGTGATTTCCCCCAGGCCGTGGCAGACCTCGCACTCAATCCATTCCGTCCCCATCACGTCCGCTGTGACCGGCGTCTCCACTTCCACTTTGCCGTTGACGCAGTTTGGATTAGGGCATTTCATAATCTCTTTTACCCCTCTGTCTCACAGATGTATTCCTGGTCGATGTAATAAAGTTCCGTATCCGATTCATAGCCTGCCGATTGGTCATCGTAAAAAACCGGATTGACCGTAACGCCGGTTAACGCCCCTGATGTCCCGATTACTCCCGTGACCCCATCCAGCGCCGCCTTGACCGCCGCCGCCACGTCCTGCGCTGAAGTCCAGGTAGTACCGAAGCAGCTCACCATGACACGGATGCTCCCCACCGCCACGGGCCCATCCGAGGTATGAATGCCCGGGTCTACCAGCCGCGTGATGACGATGTAAGGCTTGGTGATGGACTGATTTTTCTCAAAAACGTAATTTATCCGCTGATCTACTTTCGCCTTTACGGAAGTTTGGGCGAGCAGATAATTTTTTAAAGCGGTTTCTATTTCCATTTAGCGTCCTTCATACTGAACCCCTAAATTTATGGACACTGGTGCCGCGCTGCTGAAAGACGAATCTACCAACTGCCCCATTTCTTTGGCGATGTTTTCTTTTATTTCCGGCATGATTTCCGCCCGGGCTTTCTGCACGAAGGGATGGGCAGGAGCCGGCTGCGGGCCGCCATGCCCTTTCTCCACCAGGTGTGCATGAGGCATGGCCTTAGGGCGTATGCCGAAAAATGCCACGGCGTCAGAATTCATTTTGGGCGGATAGGCAGTAGCGTAAGCGGCTTTTTGTGCCGAGTGTTTGACGCTCCCTTTTTGCTGGGAGGCTGTAATATCTTTTATCCGGTCTTTACCCAGTTTGGCTTGTTTTAACAAGATTGCCGTTTCCCCTTCATGGATGGATTTCAAAGCGCGGTTGGCGGTCCTCTCTAGTTCTTCAATTCCCTTGATGTAAACACTTACCAGCGCCATAAATTTCTCCCAAATAAAAAAGCCCGGGTTCCCCCAGGCTCACTGTTGTCAAAATATTTTGATAAAAGTCCGCTTGTCTCTAAAATTCCATGTGAAATCTTTGCTATTTATAGCAAGGGATAATATGCTCCGGGCCACTCGATTCGTTTATCAGGTAATTCTTTATTGAGCGTGACCGGGCCCACGAAATATTTCTTTGTCCGGCAGGCAGCAGCGGCTTTTTCTTCACTATCGAATATCCCCTGAAATTGCCAGGCCTGCCGTTTGTAATTGATGAGTTTCCCCACTAACCAAAGATTCATTTTTCCTCCCTAATCTAGCGCCTCTTTGACCGTTATCTGCAGTTCCTGGTTCCTCTCCCGCACGTTGGCTATGGAGATGATGGCTATCGTCCGCGTCCCCAGCCTTATCCGCCAGTCCGCTTTAACGTTCCGCCGCCACGGCACCCGCATTACCCCTTTGACTTCCGAGTTGAGCTGCTTGGCCGCTTCATAAAGGCTACCGTATTCCCACTGCACTTCCGCCCAGTCAGATGGCCCGTCTGTATACGTGGTAATGTTTTCCCCGCTCGCCGGGTCCGGCGTATGCAAAGGTATCAAATACGTTATTCGTTTGTTCCTCGCTCCAGCGCGCATCGTTTACTCCTGATAGCTTATGGCTTATAGCTTTCTAAACCGGCACGATTCTGTGCGGCCAGCACAGCGCATCTGCGCCAAAGTTGAATTTTGATATAGCTGCCCCGGTGATTTCCTCCTCGCGGTTAACGTACAAATGCCCCACGATTAAGAGTATCGCCCGCTTGAAATCCTCCGGTACCGC